TTGATTATGTTTACGACATTGTAGAAGGGAGAAAAAATGTAAATAAGGCACAAGTTAAAGGTTGTAAGAGATTCTTAAAAATGATAGAGGATGAAAGATATGATTTTGACCCAAAGCCTTGCGAGAAAATAATAAAAATAATTGAAAATACTCTTGTTCATAAACAAGGTGAAAATATTGAAGGTGTCCCAATGCGTGGGAAGCCTTTTTTGTTGCAAGAATATCACAAGTATATAATATATGCAATAATGGGGCTTTATCACAAGGGCACGAATAAAAGAGTAGTAAGAGAAGCTCTTATTCATATTCCCAGAAAAAATGTAAAAACAACCTTTGCGGCTGGGCTTGCTTTAAGTCTAAGCTTTTATTATAGAAAATCAGGCAGTAAATGCTACATTGCATCGGCAGCATTACAACAATCTTTAGAAAGCTTTGATTTTATAAATTGGAATATAAATTTTATGGGAGAAGAGAAAAGTTTTAGAATTATAGATAATAATCAAGAACATTCTATTGAAGCAGATTTCAAGAAAGAAGGAAGTTTGTTTATACAGGCACTGGCAGCAAATCCAGATAGGCAGGATTCTCTTAATTGTAATATTGGAATTTGTGACGAGGTGCATGCTTTTAAAGTTCCTAAGCAATATAACATCATTAAAGAAGCTATGAAAGGATATACCAACAAATTAATGATAGGAATTTCTACTGCAGGAGATAATATTAATAGCTTTTACTATAGAAGACTAAAGTATGCTGATAAGATACTAAACGGTCAAATAGAAAAAGATGATTTATTTATATTTAAGGCTGAGGCAGATGCGGAAGCTGATGGCAGTATAGACTTTACAAATCCTAAAATACATGAGATGGCAAATCCAGGATACGGAGTTACTATAAGACCAGAAGAAATATTGTCAGATTCAATTGAGGCTTTGAATGACCCACAGCAAAGAAAAGATTTTTTAGCTAAATCGCTTAATGTATATACATCGTCTATGAAATCATATTTTAATCTGGAAACATTCAAAGAGTCCGACAAAAAATATAATTGGACTATGGAGGATTTATTAAAATTAAAATTAGAATGGTTTGGTGGTGCCGATTTATCTAAAATGCACGATTTAACGGCAGCGGCACTATATGCAAGGCATGGAGATATAGACATTATAATTACACATGCGTTTTTTCCTTCTACAAGGGCACATTTAAAGGCTGAGGAAGATTCTATACCACTTTATGAATGGTTAGATGATAAACAGCTTACAATGACAAATGGCAATATTACAGAGCATACTGACATTGTTAAATGGTTTAAAAATATGCGTGACTTAGGTTTTAATATTAAGCAGATTGGTTTTGATAGAAAATTCTCGGAGGAATTTTATTTATATATGAAACAACAAAGGTTTAATATTAAGGATGAGCCACAGTTGTTTATAAACAAGACAAGAGGTTTTAGAAGAATTGAACAAAAAGCAATAGCTGGAAACTTATATTATATGCATTCAAGAGCCTTTGAATATTGTGTTGAAAATGTCCACGGCATAGAAAAAACTGATGATATGATACAGTATGAAAAAATAATGCCTACAATGAGAATAGACTTGTTTGATGCTTCTGTATTTGCTGCATGTAGAATGCTTAAAAATATGGAAAAATCTAATACGGCAAGTAAGTGGCTAAAGAAAAGAAATAAAGAATAGGAGATTTTTATGTTTAACATAATTAGAAGAAACAAAAAAACAAGAGCAGAACCAAAAAAAGAAGTGGTAAATCCAATGGTACAATTTCTAAGCTGTGACAATGATTTATATGTTCAAGGTTATACAAGATTAAGCGATTGCCCAGAAGTTAGAGCAGCAGTAGAGAGAATTTCTGATTTAATAGCTTCAATGATAATTCATTTAATGGAAAATAGAGAAGATGGAGATGTCAGGGTAAAAAATGAGTTATCTAAAAAGATTGATATAGAGCCGTATTCTTTGATGACTGGATTTAATTTTAAACATTGGTTAGTAAAAACATTGCTGTTAAATGGAAATGTATTTGTATATCCTAAAATAGGTAGTGACGGCATGATTGAGGATCTAATCCCCGTAACAAATGGAATATTACAAAAAACAAATAGGGGATATTGTGTAGTAATAGGCGATAAACAAGTTGACTCTAATGATATTCTCCATTTTATGATAAATCCAAAGCAAAATGTTCCGTATGAGGGAGAGTCTTATAGAGTGGTATTGAGAGATATTGCAAAAAATATAAAACAAGCCAATAAGACAACCAATGAATTTATGAGCAACAGAGTGATACCATCCCTAATAGTAAAGGTAGATTCAACAGTAGCAGAGCTTGCAAGTGAAGAAGGAAGAGATGGAGTTTATCATAAATATCTTGAAAGTTCAAAGCAAGGACAACCTTGGATAATTCCAGCAGAACTCTTAGATGTGCAACAAGTAAAACCACTGACTCTAAATGATATAGCTATAAAAGATACAATTGAACTTGATAAAAAAACTGTAGCAGGAATATTAAATATACCTGCTTTTTTACTTGGAGTTGGAAGTTTCAATGCCGAAGAATATAACAACTTTATAAGAAGCAGAATAATGTCTATAGCCAGAAATATTGAACAGGAGTTTACCAGAAAACTATTATATTCACCAAACTTATATTTCAAATTTAATTCGAGGTCACTATACACATACTCATTAAAAGAGCTTGCTGAGATAGGGTCTAGTATGTATGTAAGAGGAATAATGACAGGAAATGAGGTAAGAGACTGGGTTGGCTTATCTCCTAAAGAAGGTCTATCAGAACTTGTAATTTTAGAAAACTATATACCACTTGATATGATAGCAAGTCAAAAAAAGCTTAAGGGAGATGAGGAAGATGAGTAGAAAAGAAATACAAAATAGAAGTATAAAGTCAAAGATTGAAACACGAAGTGATGAATCTGAGGGAAAGATTATTGAGGGTTATTTTGCTGTATTTGGAAAAGAAACTAAATTGTGGGAAGGATGTTTTGAAGAAATAGATAAAAATGCTTTTCAAAACACATTAAGCTCTGATGTAAGAGCCTTAATAAATCATGATAGCAAATATGTTCTAGGAAGAACAAAATCAGCGACTTTAGAACTAAGAGTTGATAGTTTTGGTCTTTTCGGAAAGATTAAGATAAACGAAAATGACAGTGACGCAATGAATTTATATGCAAGAGTAAAAAGAGGAGATATTGATCAGTGTAGTTTTGGATTTGAAATTGTAAAAGAATCAACAGAAGTTAGAGATGATGGAAGTTGTAAGTGGACAATTGAAGATGTAATACTACATGAAGTTAGTATATGTACTTTTCCAGCATATGAAGACACAAGTGTACAAGCTAGAGAGAAACAATATAAAGAAATAAAAAACAGAAGTATTGAAAACTGGAAAACAAAAAGTAAGGAAAGGGTGAAAAAATATGTTAAGAAAACTAATGCTAATTAGAAAAAAAGCCTTATTAAATGAAAGATTGAAGGAACTTAGAGAAAAGGGTTCAGAATTTGAAAAAAGAAGTCAAGAGCTTGAATCTGCTATAGAAGAAGTGAATACAGAAGAAGAACAAAAATCTATTGATGAAATGATAGAAGAGTTTGAAACAGAGAAATCACAACATGATGAAGAAGTGAAAGAATTAGAAGAAAAAATCACAGAAATAGAAAAAGAAATTGATGAAATAGAAGATGTGTCTTTAGATACACCTTCCAGTGAAGCTAGAGAGGAAAAAAACAATCAGGAAAAAAGAATAAACCAAAAAATGGAGGTTGAGGTAATGAAGAGAAAAAGATACTTTGGTGGCAATACAAGAGAAACTTTAATGCAGCATATCGAAAGAGAAGATGTAAAAGAGTTCTTAGAGAGAGCAAAAAACAAAGTTACGCAGACAAGAGGGGTTAAAGAAACAAACCTTTTAATACCAGAGATTACATTGGAGTTATTAAGAGATTCTTTACATGAGTATTCCAAGTTAATCAATAAAGTAAGATTAAGAAAGGTAGCAGGGAAGGCGAGACAAGTAATAGCTGGTAATGTTCCTGAAGCAATATGGGTAGAGGCTTGTGCAAAACTAAATGAACTTTCATTTGGATTCAATGAAATAGAAATAGATGGATACAAGGTAGGAGGATTTATTCCTATTTGCAATGCTACTTTAGAAGATGCAGATTTGGTAGATCTATATAATGAAATTCTTTACATGTTAGGTCAGGCACTAGGTCTAGCTATAGATAAAGCTATAATATATGGAACAGGAAAGAAAATGCCACTTGGTATAGTTTCGAGACTAGCTCAGGAAAGTCAGCCAGAAGGTTATTCTGATAAAGCTAGAAAGTGGGAGAACTTATCATCTTCAAATATTGTCAAGATTGAAGAAAAGGACGGTATAGAATTTTTTAAAGCATTCTTATTAGAAACAGCAACTTTAAAGTCTAATTATGCTAAGGGTGGAAAAATTTGGGTGATGAATGACTTGACTTACAATAAACTTATAGCCAAAGCTCTTACATTTGATGCATCAGGAGCGATAACTGCTAAGATAAATAATGAAATGCCAGTTATTGGCGGGGATAATAATTTTACCATTTATCCCAGATGGTGATATTGTTGGAGGTTATGGAGAGCTGTACTTATTAGGAGAAAGAGCAGGAGCTACATTTGCTGTGTCTGAACATGCACAGTTTATAGAAGATAATACAATTTTTAAAGGTACTGCTAGATATGATGGAACTCCAGTTATAGCTGAAGCTTTTATAGCTATAAACATAGAAAATAAAGCAGTTACAAAAAAACTAGCTTTTAAAGAAGGGGATCAGGTATAGGGGTGATAAAAAATGATAAAAGTATGTGCGATATTTGAATTTAAGGATCTTCAAGCAGGAGTATACAGAAAAATAGGAGATAGATTTGAGGTTAATAAAGAGAGATATTTTGAGATTATTGAAAAAGGTGGGGACTGGATAGTCGCTATTAAAGATATTAAAAAAGAAGATATTAAAAAAGAAGATATTAAAAAAGAAGATATTAAAAAAGAAGATATTGAGAAAGAAGATATCGAAAAAGATGATATTGAGCAAAAGCAGCAATCAAAAAAAAATAAGACCACTAAAAAAATAAACGGCTCAAACAAAGGTGAGTGATGTTAGATGGACGTAGCTTTAGAACTATTAAAATTAAAGCTAGGAATTACAACAAATAAAAGGGATGTTATTTTAATAAATGTTTTGGAGTCAGTATTGATTGAATTAAAAGAAGTTCAAGGTATAAAATTGGAATTAAAAAACAAAAGCCATTTATTTTTTTTGATAGATTATGCAGAATTTAGATACAAAGGTGGCGGGGTGTTACCCCGCCATTTACAATGGAGAATGAATAATTTTTATATAAAAGTGGGTGGCAAAAATGATTAGATTTGATGATACTATAGTTCTTTTAAAGAAGAAAATAGTACAGGATGAAGAATTAAATGAAATTGTAGAATATGAAGAAAGAGAAGTATTTTGTTGTAAAAAATCAGTAACAAGAAATGAATTTTATAATGCAGCTAACATTAATCTTAGACCAAGCATGGTGTTTGTAATGAATGAATTTGAGTATGAAAATGAAGATAGATTGAAATACAATGGAAAAATCTATAGCATAATAAGAAACTTTATGAAAGGTGATTATTTAGAATTGTATGTAGGTGATAAAATTGGAGATAAGTGTTAAAAATCAACTTGAAGATATATTATCAGAATATAGTGATGAAGTGAATGAAGTAGTGGAAGAAGAAATAGAAAAAGAAGCAAGGGCATTAGTTGAAAGGTTAAAAAGTGATAGTCCTAAAAAAAGTGGAAAGTATGCAAAGAGTTGGAAGGTATCCACTATAAGTAATGAAAGAAGCAGAAAGTCAAAGCTTATATATAACGAAAAAGGGCAATTAACGCATCTTCTTGAAAATGGACATGTTACAAGAAATGGAAAAACACGAACAAAAGCATATCCACACATTTTAAAAAATGAAGAACTTTCAAAGCGATTACTACCTAAAAGGATATCGGAGAGAATTGAAAGATGATAAAAATTGAAGATATTTTAAAAAAAATAAATATGCCAGCGTCTTATATGAAATTTAGAGAAGAAATAAAGCCTCCATTTATCGTTTATTTCTCAAGTGGAAGTGAAAACTTTGTTGCAGATAATAAGGTTTATCACAGTGAATATAACTATGTTATAGAATATTACTTCACAAAAAAATCAAGAGAAGAAGAAATGTTAATTGAGCAAACTTTTAATGAAGAAGAAACAGTATGGACAAAATCTGAAGATATATATATTCAATCAGAAGATATGTATCTAATAAGATATTATATTTAAGAAAGAGGTGCACTATGGCGGCAGAAAACAATAAAATAAGATACGGACTTAAAAATGTACATATATTCCCAGTGAAAAAAGAGCTAGAAAATAGTATAGAGTATGATGAAGCTTTTAAGTTACCGGGTGCGGTACATTTATCAATGGACCCTTCAGGGGATAACAATCCTTTTTATGCTGATGATGTAATTTACCATAATGAATTTACAAACAACGGTTATGAAGGTGAATTAGAAGTTGCAATGATAAATGAGGATTTTGAAACGAAAATTTTAGGCTGTGTAAAAGATAAAAATGGAGCGATTATAGAAAATG